GTATCGAATGCGACGACAACCAACAACCGTTGCTGACCTGTGTACGCTGCGGCAGTAGGCGTGCTGATATGCAAGCGCTTGGCCTTTGTGCGTTCTGCCCGTACCGCTCGACGGCGATAAACGCCGTACCGGATGAAGCGAAAAATCTTGACGAACTGCTGGCTGAGGATGCCGCAGACGAGGAGGAATAAACGATGAAAACTTCAAGGCGTAGATTAGTGCGTGCATTGGCCGGTAATGAAAACGTCGGCCTTTGCGCGTGGTGCCAGAGCTACTACCATCATGGAAGCGGGCTGCGTTTGTTGACCTTAACCAAGGACGAATTCGAAAAGACGCGGCATGACGGCACCAGTCACGGCATATGTGGCGGATGCAAAACCAGCGTCAAATTGGGTCGCTCTCCGCTCGACCCGGTGGTGCAAGGCATATCCTCAATACGGATCGCATATGCGATTTGGGAAAGGTAAACGACAATGGATACGAAATGTGTCGAACTTACGCGGTTTTGGGCGACGCATTCCGGTGGTGGGCAGGCGTTGCTGGAGACCGTGCCTTGGCCGTGTTGTTTGTTGATGGCGGCCAATGGCCTGAACCTACAAAACCCGAACTAAGAGAGGAGCAAATATGAAAACGAAAACCGAACCGAATGCGTACAATTTGATCGCCGACATCATTAGCGATTACGGCGTGGAATTGCTCCGCAAGCGTGACGCCTTGAAGGCGGAGCTTAAGCTGGTCGATGACGAAGTGCGCATGTTGGTGGACAACGGCGTCAAAAAATATGGCGTCGGCGTGCACGCGGTCAATGCTCATTTGAATGTTGAGCTTAAAGAATCGGAGCGTGCATCGGTGTCGTGGAAAGCGTTAGCGTACGCGGTAGCGACCGAGGACATCATAAACGACCAATTGCCGATCTTCACCGAAGCTTACAAAATCCGGTCGGCCAAGGTGGTGCAATGAAAACCAAGATTTGCTCAAACCCTGAATGTGCGCACAAGGGCGTGGCACAACCGCTCGAACGTTTCAGCAAAAACGGGCGTGGCGGTAAGCATACGCAATGTAAGGCGTGCGACAATAAGCGTATGCGCGAATATCACCGACAACCTGTTGTGAAGGAACGTAGCCGACAACGACACCGCGCACGTCGTCAGCAGCTAAAGCGTGCTGCAATGGAACGCCTTGGTGGCGCACACTGCGTGTTATGTGGATGCATCGAGGAAATCTTTTTGACGATAGACCACGCAAACGGTGACGGTGCGGCACATCGGAAACAGTTAAGCGGCAGGCACGACAATAAAGGTGGTGGTACCCGCATACATTGTTGGATTTTGAAGGCGTCTGATGTTGAACTTGCTGCGGCGAATTTGCGCGTGCTGTGTGCTCAATGCAACGCCGCCCTGCAATTCCACACCGAAGCCGAACTGGAAGCTGCTATCGCACGCAACAACGCCCGTATTGCCCTAAAATCGGGTTTTATCCGCACACACCGAAATCACCTATATTCAGAGCGCCAAATTGGCGTAGAAGGAACACTGCGATGAATGCGAAACGAACCGAGAAAACCGACCAAGAGTTCGAAGACGAACTCAACGACTGTTTTGGCGAGGTCGACATTTGCGGTAGGCTTTATTACGCTGGATATGCCTTGCGCCAAATAAGCCCGACCACTTTTCGTTGCATGTTGGCGAATGAACCTGAGGTCTGGCAATGCGAGGAATGCGAAAAAACCTACGACGACGAGATCGACGCTGAGATTTGTTGCGCCGAAGAATGTAAGGACGACTTGCTCGTCTCGGACGACGACGACGAACTAACCGATGACGGCGACAAGTAGACGCCGGGAAAGGAACCGTATGACGACCAAAAACGACAAAGCGACGGTGACATCGTTAATCAAGGCGGTTCACCGTCGTAATCCAACAGACCAAGCCAATATTCTGTTATCCCTTTTGATGCGTGCGGAAACCGAGACGCAAGAAAAGGTGGTGTCGGAATATATGGCATATTTACGCAAGAAAGGGGCACGACGATGGCGTTAAGCATGAATGAATTGTTCAGGTCTTGGTTGTTGGATGCGGTCGAAGAAAAAATCCGGGAACTCAAAGATAAGCCTCTGACCACCAAGCGCACCATCAGGGTGAAAATGCCGAATGATGGCGAATATAAAATCAAATGCAACATTTTCGGTATGGAAAAGATTCGCGACCTGTTGCTAAGATTCTCGGTATTCAACGAAGCTGGTACCTTTCCGCACGAAAGCCGACCGCATGTGACGGCCTATCACGGCAAAAAAGGGGCTTTGCAGAAGCATATCGAAGCAGGTCGCGTGGTATTCACACCCAAGATGCAGAAAGGCAGGTAGATAAACAATGAATCACGCGGAGTTGACGGAATATCTCGACCAAAACTTTCGGGAATTGCTTGCACGCCTCCGGAAAAAATACGGCGGTCAATGTCCAACATGCGGTCACCGAATGACTGAGGTTGAGTTTCTGGAAAAAATCAAGGAAACGCTAATCGATGCGACCGAATTTGAGAGGGGATATCCGGTAAAGGGCAATGACACACAATAACCACGAAATCAAGCAACTTACAAAAACCAAAGGAGTTTTCTCATGTCGAATTCAACGGACTTTAGGCTTAACGGCAAGACCATTAAGGACGCGCTCAAGGCGAATCGCATTAAAGCCGACCGTCCTGCTATTCTCAAGCGGTTTCTCGAAGCCGCCATTAAGAAAGGTGGCACTCGTCGGGCTGCGGCTGCGCTCTTAAGCGTAGAACCTACGCAGTTTTACCATTGGATTCACCAAGCGGGAATGTCGGTCGATAAGACGGCTTCTCAATATGGCGCATTGGCCGGGCCGAATTCGATCGCCGGTGTGCAAGGCAAGACCGGGCGAGACCCCGGAAGCAATAAGGCAACCACGAAGAAACCTAAGACGGCGAAGAAAACCAAGGCGACCAAGCATACCAAGCCGCTCAAAGGCAGCGAACTGCGGAGCGAAAAGACCGCCAGACGTCGTGGTCACCCTCGCAAGATGCAGCAGGCTAACGCCATACCGCCAATGGAGAAGGTCGATACCGACAATATGAATAAGACCGCTGTTGGCGACCCGGCAACCGATGAGTAAGCCAATATGGCGACCATCGGGCATGATGCGCTGGTATTTGATTACGGTGATTGTGCTGCTGGTGATTGTGCTGGTGCGAGGCCGGGTTCTCTGATTCCTTAACTTCCGTCACACGCCGGTGCCTTGTGGTTGGGGCACCGGCGTTTTTTTGTGCCTAATATCCGAGTGTGCGCATGCGACGATTGATAAAAGTGTACCAATCAGCAAGCCAACGAGCAACGGTAGAATGGTCAACACCATATTGTTCAGCGATTTGTTCTTGTGAAATACCCTCTGCAACGAGGAGAAGAGTATCCAATATTGGTACCACGTTATTTGCACCATCGGTAATATGGTATTCTGCAGCAATTCTGGACGCAGCTAAAATGCGGTCGTCGTGGTAGCATAGGTGCTCAAGTTCGTGCACCATCAATCCACCGGAACAGTTCTCTTTGTTTCTTTCGGCTGTTGTTGCTTGCTCGTGAAAACTAATAGCTGCATTCCGTGCGATAGAAGAGCAAAAGCCTTTAATACCCTCGTCGTGTATTTCATGCTTGGTGATAAGTAAATACATGTAGATATTTTGTCGCACATCTTGAGCATCGTCTAATGACAGACCACGCACACGCAAACAGGTAAGTAGATATTTACCATATTCCCGGTGTAACTTTTCAACCGTCATTTTCGTCGTCCTCGTCGTTTTCGTTATTTTCTAAAAGTTCACATTCCGCTAATGGAATGGTCGGTTGTTTGTGGAGCATTGCATCGTCAACGGCTGCCCGCAATTCCACGAGTTCTCTGATGGACAATGCTTTGAAATCGAGTTGGTGGATGCCGCCAATTTCGTGTCTGAGCATCATGAATAATTCTTGCAGCATAACCGGATTGATACTCACGAATTTTGGATTGGCCAATAATATCCGAGTACTGCCTACCGAAGCCAAAGCTTCCCGGTCGGCGTCGGCAGATTCCTCTTTTCGCATCTGTTCAATCATTAAGCGCAATTGGGACAATAGGTCGGTTTTTTCTTCAATTTCACCGTCCTTAAGTGCCTTCATGAGCCGGTCGATTAGTCCAGAGATTCCTTGCATGCGAGAAAGTGTGGTCGCCCACCGTAGATTTTTTATCTTTTCTTTCCATTCGGTGCGGGCTTGGGCGATTTCCTCTGCCGGTAAATGTGTCGCACGCCAACGAAAAGAATCAAAAGTGTGCACCTTCGGGTCGAGCGGGGATACGCCGACTTTTTGCTCAAGCTCCGGGTCGGTCACTTCCTCATACATTTCCCTGTATGTAAGATTCGCAGCACGCAAATCAATCACATATTGCCTGATTGCAAGCGGCCAACGCGGTGTGGGGTTTTTCTTAGCCATTATCTTCACCTTTAATTAAATCAGTCGGGTTTTGTGGTTCTGCCGATGCACAATAGGATACAATATTTCCGGCACCTGTTTTTTTATTGATTTTTATTTCACCCTCATCACATATTACTTTTATCGCATCCGAAAACGTAGCTCTTGGTATAGCGCCACCGACGATGTTTTCGCACACCCGGAGCAAATCTCCGGTAGATATCCACCTTTCCGGGTTTTCTTTAAACCATTCGTATGCTGCATATTGAGCCACAGCTTTTTTGGATATTTTAAGATTTTTCATGCCCTCTTCTACCGGCAAATGTGACGGTGGCGGAACACGCGATAAATCATTGGTATGAACGAGGTAGCCATTAGGCGGGCCTACGTAATTTAAGGTGGTATTCATCAAAGCATTAGTGCGACGACCAATATAGCTTAACGTGCGTAAACGTGAAGTCGGCCCTTCTCCATAAGGCATCGTCACCGTAATTACTTCATCGACGGCAGCAGTAATACCGACCGAACCGATAGCAGTATTGCTTTGCTTGTTCGCATGGTGAATCCAAATCAGCGCGATATTCTTGCATATGACAAGCGGACGTAAATAACTTACCAAATAATGCCAACGTGACGTGTCGCTGCTGTCCGGCGTTTTCGGGTCAATACGTGCGAGTACGGAATGTACGCTGTCCAATACCACCATATCGGGCTTATATTTAATTAGGTCAAAAACGATTTCGTTCCATGTGCACGGCATGCGGTCAAGTGTGGGTATAAACAAATTCGATTCAAATTCGGTCGCATCACCAAGGTATGCTTTGAATCGTAATAATACATCTTGAATGCTTTCCTCCGGCGTCAACCAATATACGCGTTTGCCTTTCTTTAAAGCTTGTACGGCTTCATATGTAGCAATGGTAGATTTACCGGCTTGTTTTTCACGACCGACCAGCAGCGTAATGCGACCGGGCCAGCTAATATATTGGCCGAGAGCTTCCAGTTTCTCCTCTAAGTTGATTTCTTGTAGCAACTCACCATAAGTTTTTACGTTTTCGCGTTCTCTACCTGTGCGACCACCGCTTGGTTGGGCGAATTGGTCGATTAATTCTTGCATCAAATATATTTCGGCTTGCTCTCGTGCGAGACGTAAGGAAGAGTTGTTTAAACCGAAATCGTAGCCTGCGCCGGTATATGCCGACCGCACAACGGTTTTAATACTATCTTCCGGTAAAGATTGTTCGTTGGCAGCATTCCATGTGGATATTAAGGATAAGCAGGTATTTTCATCGTAACCAAGTTTGCGACCTTCACTTGCGCGTAATAAAGCTTCATTATTACGGCAACCTTGCACCGCAAGAGTTTTTAATAGGATTTGCTCAAATGCGTACTTAGCAATCGCACGTTGTTGGTCTGTGAAAGGGAAAGCGTCCACATTGATTATCGGTCGTGCGGCGTATCCTTCCTCGGCGTCTTGCGCAAAACGGGTCAAAGTTGCTTCAATGTTGTCGTCACACATCAAATATCGAGGTGTGCGTGGGCCGTCGTAGTTCTCAACAAAATGTTGTATTTCTTCGGCTGTGGCTGTTTGTGCAAAAGCAATATCGAGTCTCGTTTTACGCAGACCGCTTTTCCCGTGTATGGTATCAACAAGCCTCCATAACCGATTATGGTTATAGATTCGTGTATCAATATCAATATTGACCAAGGATGCGATTTGCTCACAAATACTGCGCATTTGTGCCGGTAAGTCCTTAGATGGTGCAAGACCGAATAAACCCGAAGCCACGCCAATATGGTACCCTTTATTGCCGGATAAATAAACCTGCGTATATGCGAGCGCGTCTAAGGTTTCAAGACCGCGTAACAATTTTTGCATCTGTGTAGTCGCAAGTGCCACTGTTTCAGCATCAATATCAAAATATACGAAATCCGACCAACAAGCAAAATTACCGGCTCCTCGCACACTTCCGGTAGCTTGGACGTGGTTACGATATTCCTCTTTAAAGCGAAACATCGTAGCGAAGCAATCTACCCCATCGACCGGTATCTGTAAATCACATATGTTGATAATGGTGTTACGGCTTCGCACGCCACCAAGTGCGGCGTCTATATATTTAAAATCAGATAAATTCTTCATTGGTGCCTTCATCAAGGTTTATACTGGGCCGCTTGATCGATTTCAAATACCGCAAAACAGAATCACCTTCACTTGCTTCAAAAATCCACCCGGTGCCTTTGCATTTATGGCATTGTGGTCGCATACTACCGGCAAGTTGCTTGTTTAAACAATCCGTTACAATATTTTGTGGTATTGCTGGTGTAGAACGTAGGTTACGTTCTGTGACGGTAAGCAACAAACCAAAACCAAAGCAATCAGTACACAACACAATGCGGTAATGCATGATTACATCCTCACTACTGAATATTCGCTGGCATTGCACGGATGCATTCCCGTACCCACTAAGGTAACTTTCACGCCACTTATTACCTGTATGTGGTGAATGGAACCCCATAATGGCATCGTAAAATCAGGGGTTGTGATGCCTCGTATAGATGGAGCAATATAGTCGGCAAAAGTCAGAGCGATTTCGGTCGGGCCGTGCAATCGCACACATTGTTTAAGCAACGCATCGTCCCATTCGGCTATACGTCGTATTTTGTGCGTGACGGTGGTATATTCCTTTAAATCCGGTACGCCGATACGCTCTCCTAAGGTTTTCCACGTGATTTCATTAGCCAAAGGGCCACTAGCACCTGCAACGCGTATTGGGTAAGAACGGAAAACGGCAATAATGCGATTTACCGCACGCATTGGTATTCCTACATCGGCTGCAAGTTGTGCCGGGCCGGGGTCGGTGCTGGTGCAATACGGCCATTCACCATGAATAAGTGATAGACCTTGACCTTGCGCTCCTTCAAGCATAATGCGGCTACCTGCACCAATTGCGCGCTCCAAGTAAAGGGTCGTATTTATTCCAGCAAAACGGGCAAACCGTTCATCATCTCGACATAAATCACGGAATAAACGGAATTTATTCGGGTCGCGTGCGATACGGGCCGCACGCGCCGGGCCGACGCCTTCTCCGGTAGAACCGATTCGCTTGTGCATTTCCCCGTTAACACCGCCTTCTGCAGCGTGGAAATTCGTATCCAGCACGCCACATTTTTCGTCGATGTAGAGGCGGTCATATATGGTGGGGTCTACCGTTGCAACCGCTTCTATTTCCTCTTGGAGCAATTGTGGATTTATGAGACCACCACGTCCAATCATTATGCGGGCGTTCGGGTTTATCCATCCGACCGGAAGCGTCTGCATTTTCCATGCTCTGCCATTGTGTACAAAGGTATGCCCGGCATTGGGTGCGCCTACTCGTACATGTATGGCATAATCATTTGCCAATGCTGCAACAATAACGCCTTTCCCCTCACTGCCGTATTGCCCGCCAAATACAATATCTACTGCCCTACTCATATTTATTACCCTTTCTTGTCCGATTGAATGTATATGATTTTTGGGCTGTTATATATCTCGTGCTCCAAAGTTTCCCCGTACCAATGTCCAATATGTGCGACTACAGATTCAAGTATTGAGTCGAACGTTTGACTTTTCTCCTCGTCGATGAAGAAAATATGCGTGCACAACGAACGTGTCCAAAAATGGTCAGCAAGATAGCGTTCATTGGTGATTAGAATAACTGGAATACGACGCTCCCATGCATATATAATTTCACACGGTGTACCAAAACTCGTATCTCCACATTTCATCATGACAGCCAGCACCACATGAGCGCGTTCAATATCCTGCAAATCACGCACCACAACTTCATTAGGAGATAAATCACTCCACCCGGACGCCTGATATTTTCCACGTAAAGGGTCGAGTGCGTGTAAACCATGCGCTCGCAATTTTGCAGCAATTTTGGTGCGATATTCAGTCGCATCATGGCCGATTTTGATTTTACCGGCCAAATAAATATAACGTTTATCACGTAATGCCATTTATTCGCCCTTTCTGATATTCGCATCATATGGCGTGAAAAATTCCGTCACCGCTTCGGGCGTAATATCGGTCGGTCTATCGTCTGTACCGGTATGATGGAGTGAATACTCCAACAAAAACAATAGATTGGCTATAGCGTGCGCCAAATGCGGTAGGCCAGATTCATCGTCATTCTCTTCTCGCATTACCCATTTGACGAAATGACGCATGGCGGAACCGATACAGCGCGACCAACTAAAACCGGCTTCCCAATTGTGGTCACCATAATGGTACGCACCGAATGTCATTACCTTAGCCACAAGAGTAAGAGAAGCCCAGGGTAACAAATCAAAGCGTACTTTTTGTAGAGCCGAGCGTATGGACACACCGTCTGTTTTATCGCAACCCGGCTCTCCGATATCTGCGAATGTTTGCCAAGATTCAATTTGAATTGTTGGCGTGTTGAGTTCGCACAACTTAGCATAACCGGCTTGGTACCACTCATTTTGTCCGGTGCCTTCTACCTCAAAACTATGTTCTGTGCGGTCTGTTAAACGAAAAAGAATGCGTGTTTTCATGGTTGACCTTTCTATTTCGCATTTGCCCAATTTTTACCACAACCGATATCGACCGTCAAAGGCACCCAACCTGGCCCAATTTCCGGAAATTCCATATTTTCACGAATTAGCGCATGTGCTTGTTCGGTGATTTTAGCCGGGTGTTCAAAGACGATTTCATCATGCACCGCTAAGAGCATTTTGATTGGAAGTTTGCTCTTTACAATAGCTGCATATACGTTAATCAAGGCGATTTTCATAATGTCGGCTGCCGTGCCTTGAATGATGTGTGATAAAGCGGCACGTTCCCCTTCACGAATTACCGCTTTGTATGACACGTCCCATAACTCCTCTTCGGTAAATCGGTGTGCCCAAGGTTTTCTGCCTAAATAATCAACAAACTGTGCGGTTGTTGCCGGAGTCGGTTTTTGAATCTCCGGTAGCATGCGACGACGCCCAAAATATGTGTCCATATACCCTTGAACGCGCCCTTGACGATAAATCTCCTGAATCCATTTATATACGCCGTTGTATGTTGTGTTCCATGTTTTGATTAGCCGTATAGCTTCCTCCACCGATGCGATTGCTCCTCGGTTTACCACATAAAGCCTTTCTCCACCGACGCCGGTCAATACGCTAAAATTGATTCGTTTGGCGACACGGCGTTGTACTTCCGTCGGGGTATCGGTCTTGAATATATCGCGTGCGGTTGTGACGTGCACATCGAATTTGGGGTCGTAATAGGCATCAATCCATTTAGGTTCTCTTGATAATGATGCAACAACCCGCAATTCCATTTGCGAATAATCCGCCGAAGTCAAGACATTTCCTTTTGCCGGAACAAACACTTCGCGCACGTGCACCACATCTGTGTCCTCGTCATCCTTACTAATACCTTGCATGTTGGGATTAGTGCAGCTAAAACGTCCGGACACCACACCAACATGCCATAATGATGGATGAATGCGACCGGTCAACGGATTGACCATTGTAGGTAATTTTTGCGTGTAAATAGTGCGCCGGGTATTCGTTTTTGCGTATCGCATAATAGCCGGTACAATTGGATGCACATGTGCAATTTCAGATAATGCATCTTGGTCGGTGCTGTAACCGCTTTTTACCTTACGGGTCGGCGGTAAACCCATTACATCAAATAACAATATCTGTTTTTGACGAAACGAACCTAAATTCAGTCCGGTCTTTTTCGTCAGTCGCCGCAATTCCGGGTGTGCGAATACGGTAGCACCGGTCTTGTCGTCCACAACGGTGTCACATGCTTCCATTGCATATATTTCCACATCTTTACGACATTTTTCGGCTTCAGTCTCAAGTAGCGTATCTAATTCTGCACACCGCTTTGCATCAAAACCGACGCCATTTTGCGCCATTTCGATAACAGGGTCAATAACCCATGTATCTATGTCCCATATTCCCTTGGCGTTTTGTATGGCTATTTGTATACGCTTATCTCGCCATATTTGCATTGTGATATCGGCATCCTGACAACCATATATCCGCTGTTGGTCGGGCGTCAACAAGGTAAAATCAATTTCACCCTCTGTGATTTTCTCCTTGTTCAAATTGGATGCGATAATATCCTTGAGTGTGATGGTCGGTAAACTTAACAGCAATCTGGCTTGGTCTTTTAATCCTCGATTCTCCTTGTATTCAGTGGTATCCCGGTGGAAACACGCAACCATCACATCACGCACGTCATCAATTTTAACGGGTAAACCGTAGCGACGCAGCATTTGCATATCGAACACAGCATTGAACATAAGAATAAGAGCGCCTTTGGTAAGTGTGCGTAACAAGCGCAGTTGCGGGTCATTAGCTATTGGTACCCAATATGCCTCGTTTGGCTTAAAGCTGAATGAATACCCCAAGAGTGAACAAGTTAAGGTATCGACACCGGTTGTTTCCGTATCGACCGCAATTTCCACAAGACCGCCAACAGCTTCGTAACGTGGCCACACAAAAAGCATAAACTCCTTGACGTCCACTGTGCGATATGTGCTCATGGCGTCCCATTGTTTCAGCATTTCTTCTGCGTAATTAAAAGTGCGTTCCTTTTGCATACCGATCGTATTCACATTTTTTTCGTCCTCGTCCACTTTTGTTCCTTTCTTATCTGTTGCTGTGTATATCATTAAGGTCAGGAAACCATCTATCCATATCCCAATTGATGCGATTGCCGACCTTGATTTGCATTATTTCGTATTCACTAAAAACATCGGCCAAGTTCACACGTTTCATGTTTTGTGTGCGTTCCACCCATACTTCCACCGGAATAAAATAAAGAATTTTATCCTGTGGTGACCGGTAATGAATAATCGCTAAAAACCCATCACCACACGCAGTATTGATTGCCCGAAGGGTATTAATTTGTCCCGGTCGCACGCGGTCAGTAGCAAATGCCCCCGACCGGTGGAGTTTCCATTCAATACCGAGTAATCGACCAGCCACGCAAAGTATGGTATCGACCGCACGTTCGTTGCTGTAGTTATGGCCGGGGCGAAAATAATCGGGCACCTTAATCCACCAAAAATACTTAAACTGCCGTTGCCAATTTTTTAATATGCCTCTTGTGGCGTCTGTTTCGTTCATTGTGTTTCCTTGGGAAGAACCAAGAGAAATCTCATAGCCATTGCTGCTGTGTGAATGGCTTCCGTACGAAGCACGTTAATATCATGGTGCCGATTATTTTCGTAATCATTGCATGATTGCACCAATTCTCCGCATTCCTCTTGCACAATAGCAGCAGCATGTATGTAATCGGTAGGCCAGCCGGGAAATTTCATTTCAGCCCTGCGCACTTCTGTGCATATCGCAGCAAATACTTCTGATACCGTCATTTTAATATCTCCGTCCAAGCATTCTTGGCTAGTGTTTTAACATTAGCGACAAAACCAACATCAAAGCAACATTCGCTGTGTGGTGTACGACGGGCAATACCCAATTCCACAAGAATCTCCCATAAAACGGATTGCAAACGTATAACTTCGTCCAAAAGTTCCTCTTTGGTGCGTTTAGCCAAATCATCTTTGGCAGGTAGTTCATGTTCACCAACGCCTCGTAAAGGCAAATTTGTGGTTCTTGCTTGTCTGTGCGTTGTTTTTGCTGCAGGTGCTACACCAAAACCTTTATTAATCTTATTTGCCATTTTTCACCCATAAACCATAACCGGGAAAAGATGTTTTTATTGTATCGCTTTGGCCTGTGTAAAACAACTCCATTACACGCCAATATTCTTTCACACGTTGCTCCAAAGTGTGAAAGAATAATATGTCTTTTTGTCCTTGTCTTGCAATCTGTTCCCTTTCTACTTCATGCATCAAATAATAATCAATTGCCGTGCGTAAACCATTAAAGGAATCATCATAAGTGACGCAATGCTCGCCCTCTTGCCACATCAAATTAAGATGCTGCACCTTGTGATTAATGAAAAATGCTCCGCTGCCCATTGCGTTGTATGCACGGTTGCTGGTGACGAATGCTCCGGGGTTGATAAACAATGCACGTTGAATATTGAATGCGATACGACTTTGCGCATAAGCTTCGGCCATGCGCCACCCACGTATTTCATTGAGCATACCGGGCACGTGAATAACGAAATTGCAATTATAGTGTTTATTTAATTCATCAAGCCAACGTTTTCTGTGGTCGTCCACGCTTCCGATAAACACAATGTCGGATATTGGTTTAATAGGGTCGAGCCGTTTAGGCAATCCGATTGTCTCACCGGAATTATTCTTGGAACAGAAAATATGGTCAAAATACTGCGGCATCCATAGCACACAAGGAGCAAGTTCACGGTACCGGGTCGCCGTCTCCATTATGGAAAAGATTAATATATCCGCCACATTATTCAATTGTGTACGCCACATGCGGTCGCGTCTACATTCCGTCATATCGGGGTACCACAAAACAAGTTTTGCTCCGGCTTCTCGCATTTTACGGTAATAAGGCACACAATGAGCGCGTGCGACATCGGAGAAAACGAAATCCGGCTTATACTCCTGAAATGCTGCTAAGGCATTTTCCGGATGTTCTCTGCTTCCGGTAACCGCCACATTCAAGCCTTGACGCTGCATTTCTTCGGCAATAAACACACCGGCAAAACGTCTCTCAAAACCGCAAGACCATATCAACACTCTCATGGGTCGCTCCACACTATCGTAAACCTTACGCCAACCTTGCCGTCTGTTGTGATGCCACATATTTATTTACCACAGCACCGTTTGTGTTTTAAACCGCTATGACAGGGGCACAACTCATTGCGTCCGATTTTGCGAAATGGGCGACGATATGTGCCACGCATTTGTGAATCCCACAATAACCGGACGAGTCGCGCTATTTTACGCAATCTCTTTGGTGACGCCGGTATTTGAGTTTCTTGCGTTTGTGCCGCTACGCGTCGTTTAAACCAGCGTGCGAATAACCATTGCCAAAAAAGCGCAATGAGCGGTATTCGGGTAAACCAGTTAAATAATTTCACGTGGTCACTCCTAATATATGAATAGTTGCTTTGAGTATTTCATCCATCGACGGCATCCACCGCATACGTTTTTTCCAATAAGCATCAGTCGGTGACGGTAAAACATGCACGTTTACGTCAAACGGGTTCCAGAATTTTACCATGCGAACAGCATGTTCTGAACAAGTCTGCCATGCTACTTGTGGTAATTCACATAATGTAGCAAAATGAATCGGGCCACATTGTGGGCCGACGATTACGCGTGCTCTGGACATTATATATGCCAAATGGAAAAGCGGAATATCGCGTAAATCAGCGGTTCCATCAATGTGTGCGGCTGAATCGCTTCTACCAACGCAACCAATCCGTATATTTTCGTCCGTTTGTTGATGCAATTTTCGTACGAATTCCTCAGCGTGCTGTATTGACCAATTACGAAAGCCAGTATTGCATTTATCCGTATTGCGCACAATCAATAGTGCGTCAACGGGGTCATATTCCACAAAAGGCACAAACATTCGGAATTGTCCACGTTCGAACATTGTCCGATACGATATGAAATGATGTTCTGTTTTTATACCATCAACCCACCACCGACGTGGGCCAGATGTACCACAAAACCAGCGTATGTTGGAGTCGGGTGGCATTGTTAACCGTTCGTAGTCGGCTTTATGTACTGCGTAATTTTTCCACATATCGGTCTCTTCACCTTCTGGAATATAAGACCGAATATGCTGTGCGAAATCGGTATAAAGAAAACCATGACCGGGCCGACAAATAACCGTCACATCGTGGTCTCGAAAATCACGTGCGACGGTAGCGCGTATCCAAGCTTGCCAGCAAAAAAGCTCCCACCCAAATTCACCAACCCAAGGGCCAAAAATAATGCGCTTAAGCATGATTCGTACCTTTTTCGCTTTTTGTCCTAGGTTTTCGCATTCCCTCTTCGAGTCGCCGGATATATTTATACCAGCGAAATGCGCCTCTCAATAGAGACGGGTGCGGACGGTCACCCGCACCCGTTTGTTGTGTATGGAGGAGCGTCAACCGAATTTACCGTTTCACTTTTTGCGTCGGGTTCGCAGCCGATTTAGGGGCGCTGGCATCAAGAGGCGAACCAATCGCTTCCCGGAACTCTTCCTCCGTCATAGTGCGTGCGATAAACTTGTCGATATCACGATACCGGTATACCTTCCATAACTTCTCCACCCGGTCGGCCATACCGACCTTGGATGCGAAGGAATCCTTGGCAGCCACGCTGACATTCAGGTTGACATATTGACCGCGCTTTATACCTTCAATGAGAAGGTCTTTTCCCATCAGCTCGTCGCCGCCCCATTCGCACGCCAATTTGAATATCTGACGCTGTGTGGGCGTGTAATACGTCCAAAGCATGATGCGAAAACCGGCGTCCTTGGGAGAAGCAGCCAGCACATTGCCTGCCGCGTCGGTATCGTACACCAGCACCGGAGCCATATAGGTCACCTGCGGGTCTTTACCGAGCAACTCGACATCCACACCGGCCTTGATGATTTCGCCGGTCTCTTCGTTGTGTTCGCTGAACGAGCGGACAAAACCGATATCTGGAATAAAATGTACGCGTGCGTATGTCGGCAATGCGAGCAGTTTCACACGTGCGGTCTTGCCGCCTTCAACTTTGAGGAACTCTTTACCAGGCCCCTCAACCACATTTGGGTCTACCCAACCTACGGGTTTTTCACTCATTGTGTTCTCGTCCTTACTTAGGGGTTTCAGACACGGAACCACCACACTTGCCTTTATTCCAAGGTGGGATTCCAGTTTTTATACCTTTGTTCCAAGGAATTTTGCCTTGTAACGCTCGACTTATTTTCATCTTCACGCTGTCCGACAAAGGGCCACGCCGCATGTTCTTGGTGTCTATTGCTTTCCGCACGCGCTTTCGAGCTTTAGCAAAACTTGTCGCAAGTTGTGCTACAGGTACGCCTTTGCATATATCGCATGTATGTGAAAGCCCATCAGCCGAGCGTTTATTTGGGCTGAATAAAGCAAGCGGCATTATCTTCCCGCATTTAACACATTTGCGTGTGGCTTTGCTCATCGTGTTCCTTTCGTGTTTAGGGTTGTGGGTAAACGTCGCCATTTTCGGCGATTTTGCCATTTTCGTAAGGCGCAACCACACGCCTTAAGAATTCTTGTTTGACACATTCCAGCACGCCGACGATTTCATTTAATCCGGCGTAGTTGAAAGCACACGCGGCTTGTGGGTGTGGCGCGTGGGATTTCAGGTATCCAAGTATAACGCGTGTGATTACGTAATTCAACTCACCGACATTCCGAATATCTGGCCGAAGAATAGACATACCGGGCGTATCAATAAAAAAATGCTCTAATATTAACTGCAGTATCACACGCCGCTCTTGGGCTATGTAAGGCATGCCGGGCCTTTTTCGGTGGTCAGAGATTTCACCGCTTTCTCCATTGATGCCTCGGAAACATATCGGGTATTTTCCAAATGCTGTCGCATCAAAACCGCCAGTTCTTCCTCCGTAAATGCGATTCGGTCGAGCGGAAGATGGTGCGTATTATAATTTTCACCTTCTGCTACCTGCACAATAAGCGTCTCCGGAGGAAAGTTGGGACAATATCGCGTGCGTGTGCTGGGGTTGTAGTTAAGGGAGATCGATCGAATATTCACGCACCGCCACTCATCACACAACCGCACAAATCCGCGACCATCGGAAAATACGCGCACTGCAAGTTCACCAATGGTTCCTAAAAGACTGCGTGTGGTCTGTCCTTCTCCGTCCAGTTTTCCGGGTAATAGCATTTCTTCATTTCTCCTTTGATTTATGGATGAATAACCAATAACCGAAAGCTACAAGAATTACAATAGCAACCGGCAATGGCATTAGCCACGTCTCCATTTTATAATTGAGCGTGGTTTACGCCCGTCAATATGGTGTGACAACAAAGAGCATTGGCCGTCGATAATGTTGACCATGTGGACGGTAAAACGCCCGTTTCCCCACCAATCCACAATAGCAAAAGCCTGCCCCCAGTTCGTCGAACGAAAAGCGAGCCATTCATTAGCACCCGGCTCCAGACGTTTCAATGTCCCTATGCACCATGCTCCTTTTGCGCCGTCGTCATGGGTAAGGCTGCAATATTGGACATCATGCCAATGTCCATACATAATATTGACGCCCATTTTCCGTAAGTGATTCATCGTGTGATAGATTCCGCCGTATAAATGACCGTGATAGAATCGAAGCGAACCAATTGCGAACCGCTCACCACACGGGTGTACCGTCCAACCGCGTTTTTTCCAATCAAACACTTGGTCAAACCCATAACCAATTTTACCATTTCCCCACGCAACGTGGGCATAATCGGGATTGATATCTACAAAGCGATTCAACCAATTGTCGTGGTTACCGGTCAATATATCCCGGTGCATGACGCCACCCTTATCACACGCTTCATCGAGCAAATCCAGAAACTCGTGCTCAATAGCTATAACGTCTTGTTGAATATCTTGAGCAATCATTTCCGGCGGCGGTTGCCGTTTGCGTTTCCATTCGTGATGACATACCGAATGAAACTCGCCCAAATCGCCAAGATGTATTACACGGTCGGGTTTAAGTATTTCGATTGCTTGTAGCACACATTCGACCGCTTTCCGGTCGTGTAATGGTGCGTGCGTATCAGGCATAACGATTGCACGGTGGGTTATTGTTGTCTCTCTGTTCTTTTTCAAAATGGCGAATCCTATTTGTACGTTATTTTGGTAAAAACAACGATATCGACCCGGATACCGATATTCTCGAAAGTCTGCCGTATGCGGCCCTCCAAAAAGGCCGTCATGCGAGATTCGTCCAAAGCAGTGAATGCGGTAAAACCTCCTTCAATGTTCAAAACTGATTTATTCCTCAAAGTTATCGTAGCTTCGTAATCAAGACGCCGGTCGCCTCGTGGTTTTGCAGCGGGAATCTTACGTAACGAGTCGGTGTGTGATGTTGGATTGGGGTTTGGCGATGACAAAGGGCTTGTGTCTGCGGATGGAGAATCCGACTTGGTGGGTTCTTCGGGGAGTTCTTTCACACACCGACCGGTTACGAGAGATTTAATATAGGCTCCGCTGTTGGCAGAGTGCTCAAGCGATGCGATAATCATTGCAACAGTATAAGCATTTACGTCGGCCAAAAAATGTCTCGTCCCGGTAGCGTTCTTGCCTAAAATCTTGCGAATCGTTTCCTTAATACGGACGTCACACACCAGCCGGTCGAGTTGTTTTTTCGCTTTCGGCGTCACAAAAGGCATATCTTTACCACACATAAGCTGGCAGACTGCTATCTTGGGTGCAATCTCTTCTGCTGAAATCGTCACCACACGGCAGACCTCTGCATCAAGGTCACCCAAAAAATCTTTTGTGATTAATGCCGTTTTCCGCCTGTTGCGGATGAATCGCTTGACCTTTGCATCAACAACGTGCCCAATCATGTTACGCTCCCTTCGCTAAAGGTCGAGGCCACAAAAAGAAATATCCAGCAAGAAATAAGCAAAGCTCATGCCAAATCGGAAAATGTGCACCGCAATGCATATGCGTCGGATTTCGGCGTCGGGGTGCCTTAAATGGCACCAAGAAAAAAATCCGACGCCCGGAAGCTCAACGGACGAAATAACTTTCGGGTGTCGGAATGCAGACCCCGCTCCGACATAGCTTTCGGGCGTCGGAACCTTTCGAGAGCAAGGGTCGGCCCGACGCCCGACGCCCGACACAGCGCATTTGCTTGCAAACATTTTGCACCGCGCTGCATTTCATTATGCACCGACGTTCGTTCTCTGTCGGTGTCGGATATGCTTGATTTTAAGGGAAAAGTTTTGGTTCGCCCGTCTGCAAATGCCAACTGCGCGCCATTCGTCCAGTGTGATTGATGACGGTATCAGGGTATACGCTACCGTTCAAATATCCTTTATTTTGTGCGTTCCGGAAATATCGCGTATCAACCGTTCGAATCAAACGAGCCGTATCCCATGCGCCTGTTCGCTGATATATGTCGTCTGCAATCATTACGCAGCATCCGGGGGGAAAACGCACAATATTTATTTGGGTTGTTTTGCCTTGTCGTACATCTAATTGATGGGTCGGCCAACGCATACCGCTCAACCCACACAAAGGCAGACTTTTGTGGTCTTCGTATGTGTCCACCATTTTCTTATGCCAGCCGGGCAAAAACTCAAGGTCATTGTCGCAGAATAAATAATGCGTTGGTTTTGGCTTGTTGAGTATTTTGCACCGTTCAATCGCAACAGACACGCCAAGATTCCACGCATACGGCTTACCGCAATTTTTAGACATCAACACAAGATTGTCGATATGTTTTCGGTATTGCACCAACAAACCAATTGTTTCATCAAGCGAACCGTTGTCAACTACCGTAATGCTTATGCGGTCGTCTTTTGTTGCCAATAACGACCGCAATGTTGTACACATTAATTCGGTGCGCCCAAAGGAAACAATAATGACGGCTGTGTGGTGTTCCACTATACCGCCCGTTCGAAATGTGGCCCATCGAAAAAACTGCTAAAAGTTCCACCCCAGCGCAAATTTACGCCTTGCTCTGCAGCGACCGCCATAATCACACCTGCCAGATAGAAAAATGCTCCAATGCGGCGCGTGTATTCTTTGGTCGTTTGTTTTAGAGGGTCGGGCCACGCTACCGGGTATGGAGCGATATCGACAGCATCAGCCAAATTGTAATTGGTTATGCCGTCCTTTCCTCTTGATTTGTTGTGATTGCTGTTAGGCCATGCTACATTAGTAACCTTTGGTCTCTGCGCATATAGCGCGTCTTGTGTTTCTTTCGTGCGGTGACCACAAAGAATCGTAAAATCGGTGATTTTAATGGCCGCACGCAGCACCTTTTGAATATCGGGATGGCAGGTGCTTAGCCGCTCTTCGCTTTGTTGATTAAATACCGGCATATGCCTCCTTATTTATTGTACACATATTTTGATAAATTCCCATGCAAGTCCTAATCCTGCGCTTGGTGTGATTATCCACAAAAAAATACGTTTAGTGCGCAATCGAAATCGGGTATTATCGCTTGTATCGCGCGCTAATTTTTGGTGTGATTCTCCGTGCTGTGCCCGATATTCTCGCCATTCCTTTTGTAGCATGTCGAGTTTGTCGGAAAGGTCGCTTTGCCCGGTCTCAACCCGCACCAAGCGTTCAGCGTCTCCACGTGTGAACTCAATAGGTTCGTTTTGTCCGTTTGCCATATTTACTCCTTTGATGCGGTTATTTTATCCATAATCGTTGGTATAATTTTTTCCGCAGTGCGGCCTACGACATATCCGCTAATGCCAAGTTGCAATAGTGTCCACGCTTCGGGTGCCAACGGATTTTTTAACCATCCGAAACTATCACACACCACCAAAACGAGAAAAGTCAACATGGCAATCGGTCGCCATGACCGCTGTATCCATGATTCGCCTGCGGCTTCTGCTGTAATGACGGTAACTTTCATTTCCGTCATCTTGGCTTCGTAATCCAATAATTTTTCGGCGAAACCATTTTCAACGCGTGCAAGTTCGTTTTTCAGTATGCCTTTTTCTTCATCCGATGTGTGGAGTTCGTCGATAATATCCGCCACCGGTTTAATGATGCTTGTAATTGCAGCAAGAATGCTCATATATGCTCCTTTATCGCCACGTATAGGCTTTAAGTTCGGTATGCTTCAATGGCGTTCCATTGTGCGCATATAAATTATAGTTTTCCGTAAAGATTTGCACATAGCGTGCGGTATGTGTGACGGACAAATCAAGTAGAATAATACCGGCAACAGTGCCAGCACGGCTACAAGGGTCGAATGATTGCGCTAATGCCCATGTATTACCGTCGTCTGATACATAAACATCAATCTGGTCGTGTGAACCATAAGGGAATATTCCGGGATCAGCGCCAGAAGTATAATCGAGCAACATTAGCCGGTCAATATCCTGTGCGCTGCCAAAATCAATGCCTAATGCTTGGTAATTATCTTGTACTGCGAGCACCCAAGTTGTTACATTACTATCAATCACTTGAGCATTTGCACTAAGTGTCACATTAACCGGCGACCACTTAGTGCTGCTCCCTTTACTTAATCCGGCAGACGGTATAATAAAATAGAATGCTTCCGGTGACGGCGACGGTGACGGCGACGGAGAAGGCGACGGTGACGGCGACGGAGAAGGCGACGGTGACGGCGACGGAGAAGGCGACGGTGACGGAGAGGGCGATACCGGCAAAGGTGACGGTGAAAGTGATGGACTCGCACCACCAAGATGTTCGTATAATTCGACGGCTATGATTGTGGTGGAATTCATGTTACGTTCCACATCGGTAATCAATAAAGACTTACCTGCCCACGTTACACCAAAAGCCGTACGTATTTCATCAATGTCGTCACTAAAAGCAATCCAATCTCCGGGCTGTAATGCTGAATGCGAAAAACCGGGTGTCGTAAATTCAACAACGATATGCTCTTTAGACCATACGCCATCGGTGGTATTAACATAATGCTCCGCAATGTGTGTTGCAGCAATACCAAGGGTATTCGGCCAGCTAAAAGATGCTTTTCGCACACCAAGAATACTTTGTGATGCAGCATCTTCATATATATCCACATCCAAGTATCGGTCACACTCATTTTGCCAACGTGAACTTAACGTTAAATGATTTATGATGTGTGCTGTTTTTCCCATGTAAAAATCATCTTCAACTAATTGACGGCGTGCGATTGTCGCGCTAATAGCAGGCGTTTTATCATTAAGAGGAACACAACGCAATTGTCCAGCACCGGACGCAGCTACCACAAAAGTGCTTTGTTCAGAAACCTCTTGAACGACTTGGCTTAGCATGCGGTTTTGGTCGACAATATTAATACGCGCTTGTACGTTAACATTACAAGCCGCATCAAAACTATCCATATCAATATCGGCATCAGACAAACCAAGTATTGTGCGGTAAAGGTCTTCAATAATTAGTGCAGGGTCTTCGTTTACGTGGTTGTCGTCTCCGTCATAAGGATTTCCCACACGTGCGAGGTCACCGTACACCTTACCACTACATGCAACCCACTGGTTTTTATGAAATTGCATATCGGTATATGTGTAGCGGAGTTTCATATCACCGCATCGCGCAATTATTTGGTCACCCACAACTCCATTAGCAGTACCACCAACACCGCCTGCATTCCACCGCACACCGACAGCAAATTCGTTTCCGGGTGTTTCGGTTCCACTTATTTGCGACCCAGTTATTTCATTAGTTGCGTCACCGGGGAATATCCAATTACCGCTTCCCCACACCACAGGAACGCCGCCACCAGCACCGGTATCATTAGCAGCTGCACATTGGAGTTTTTCGTCTCCACCTTCTAATCCATAATAAAAATCAATGCCGAATCCGTGTACCTCGATTTGTGGAAAATCTTGGTCTGCTAAGGTATTGCGATACCCGCCTTTTATATACCCACCATTGTCTAAATGTGCGCGTAGAATATGTGAGTAAAAAAGACCCCATAATGCTTTTCCCCACACATATGTACCATCATCACTATACCGGTCTTTAAAAATGCAAAACGTATCAAGTGTTTCATCAGCTAAATTTTGGCGGTTAGGGTTTAAGCTCTCAAAATAGCTTTCATCTGCATACACATCCGGCAATGTAGGATTAAGCAAAAATTTTAACTGACAAGTTACATGCGACGCTGCCCAAGCGATACCGTCGTCGTCTGTATCTTGATTTGCGTATACCGCCGGTAAGACGGTAGGCCCACCAACATCACGATACATGTTATAAACGGAACCACTATCAGACATTTGGTGAATCGTCTTAACTGCATGGTCGGCAACCACACAACGTGGATTTAGTTTATTAGGTTGGTAATTAACCGCACGACAAAGACCGGTCGCATCAGGTTCGTCATTGTAACAATCCGGCGTATCGAATACGCCATACACAAGCGGTATGGCTTCAAGTTTTGTCTCTGTCGGAGCGTCAACCCACTCGTCTTGCACCAAACGTAACGGAATTCTCGTATCCCACAAACAACTGCGGTCTTTGGCCGTAAATCGTACGCGATTATTCTCTACGTCAGGAGCTTGTAAGATATACCCGGAAAAGAATAACAAACAATCAGATATGTCGGTAATCCCATCAACCCATTGGTATATTTCGCACATCGCATTATTCAAATTAGACAATAAACGCGACGCCTGTATTGGTTGTGTACCGGTTTGTGGGTAATATGGGTCGTCTGCAAGGAGTATGGTCACATCAGAAACACGCCATTGCTTTGTGGTAATGTCAATACTTTCTCGCTGTGTGGAATGTGATACCAACATTGGGTATACCGGTTTACTGTTCAGCCCTTTTGGCATTGGTCGTGTGGAAAAATAATATTCCACCGCATTGATGGTGACAACAAGAACCACATCACGCTGATGACCGGATACCGCCGCGTAAGAATCAAAAAGAATACTTGTACTTAGCATCACATACCCCATGTTCTATATTCAGCACGACCACCTATCCACACAGGTATGCGCTTAAACCCTATTTCGCGTAAGGTAATGGTCGGCTCGTATGTGTCATACGCTATGCGATGTTCGCATAGTGTGTCTTCAAACATAAAAACAGAGAGTACGGCAGATTCTAAATCGCTTTGGAAAATGATTGGCAAATGCGAACCGTGCGCAGCTTTGTACGCGTCGCGCAAATTATTCCATTGGTCGGTTGCAGTCGTAAAAAGGAAACTTCGTTGAATATTCCGTTGTTTTCCAACAGCACCAACATCTGATACATATGTGCTACCGGAGCGCATTGTCGATATGCGATTATGGTAAAGCAATTTGTTTGTTTCCGGTATTTGGTGGCACCAAGGCAAGGAATAATCAATCATAAACCACACAGCGCTGATTTCCGGTAAAATTGTTACAGGCGGTAATTCAAAATTAATAAAATCAATACGCCAATATCGCGCAGTTTTAGGTAAGCCGGTTGTCCATGTTACCACAGGTACATAGCCGGAACGTGCGGTTGCAAAAAGAATTGGCACACCAAGCGGGGTGTATGTCGTGTTATCTGTGCTGTAATATATGCGCCACGCTTTAGGATTTTCATATTCTTCATTATAGTTGTGCAGCCAAATGGGTATTGCATCCACCGATACATCCGTACCAAGGTCGATGTACAAACTGGATGTGTCGTATGTATGAGGCATCCACCAAGAATCAATGTCATTGTCTAAAGTTTGCTTGGCTTGGTGGCCAGACATATACGATATTGTGCGACCTGCTGTAATGCGAGGAATCGCATCTACCGGAGCATAAAGTATTCGCGCCATTAATGTACCTTATCCTTTTGCACAATAGGCCACTGTGTTATTTTAGCCGTCACAAGGTAAAAATCCGTGTCCAGTATTGTTTCTTCAAAACTATCCACAAACTGGCATAACCGATGTTCCCCATCATTTTCAACCAACAAAAAAGGGCGATACCCGCCATTGCATTTTTTGATTGCTGTCAGCAATATGTCATATTCGGTGTGCGATACTCCCCAAGTGCGCGTAGATATAGTAGATGGGTTTATGCTATGCCCGGTCGTAAAACGTGAACCACACGAAGTATCGAATACGTCGCCCGGATATGCGATTACATCATCAAGGGGCGTCCCCGGCCCTTTGTCTATAAAATGATACGTAAACAGCCACAACATGCTGATTCGCGCGTCTTCCGGTGCGTAAAAAGGATATTCCAGACCGGCTACCGTAAACCGCCAATAACGCGCTGTGGTCGGAGCATTCGTCAAATGGCGTATTTTGATTAGGTGGACAAAATCGTCACCATCATCAATCGCGTCACCGTATGCGTCTTCAATCGGTTGTGTTGTCCAATTCAAGGCATTGTTCGATGATTCGCACGTGATAGAAATACCTGAATAAACAGGCGACGGCCCTTCTGATTCCGTTTCATGATGAATAAAAGAATATCCGTCTACCACGTGCGACGCACCAAGGTCAATCACAATTACGTGTTGTACGCCATTTTCGTCTGTTTGCCATGCAAAATTCGGCTCCAATGGACGAATGGCATGCTCTGCCGGGTGGTTCGTTTCTTCGGACGATACGCTGGAAATAATCGCATTGTCCATCACTTCGTATGTATAAAATCTACTCAGTACGGACATCACGCGCTCCTGTGCTGTGTTCTTTACGTAATGCCAACAGATTACGGCCACCCATAGCTAAAGCTTGGAGTTTAGGGCCAAGTGTTTTTTCCACGTATGCGTCGCTCATCACATTACCGGTAACGGTAACATGCATAATTACGCTACCACCGCCACCACCGACGCCTATCCCTGCAGGCACAAGACGATTAGACGACCGTGTGATACCGGTCGCTAACTCCGTACCGCCATTGAGTTCGGCCAATGCACCACGTGTAAACCATTGTGCGAAATGGTGCCCTTGTTCAGCCGCCATACGGTCGTTGGTCGGGGTATCGAATATCCCACCAAGAATCGAACCAAGACCGGGTATGAACACGTTCAACAAGGATGCTAAAGCCTGCTGAATGAAGAAAGATGCAAAATCCATTGCGATACCTTTAAAAACCTCACCAAGATTTCCGCGTCCTTCGACGGCAGCACTTACAAGACTGCTAAACGCATTCGCCGTCATGTTTTTCATTGTGGAGACTAATTGCTGGTGACGTTGTGCGTGCTCCTCAGCCAATTGCATTTTCGCACGTTCAACGTCCATCCATCCGATTGCCTCTTGTGCGGTTATTTCTCCGCGTGAAACCGCACCCATTGCAGCAATTTCAATCATCTGGTCTTGTGTCGTTTTGGCTACATCTACAAGCCGTTTGAAATCTTCAATTGCCCCTTCATTACCCGATACGAGAGGCATGAATTTTTCAGGAGCAAGTTCCATATCGTCAAGTGCTTTTGGTATCGCAACCAGGGATTGAACGCTGGTTTTAATGGCATTTGTCATCGTTTCTACGTTTACCGGCAACCATGCAATCTCTTCGTTAACGAGTTTAACGCCGTCCACAACACCGACTATACCGTCAATCAAATCGGTGAAATCAGTATCAAGTTCGTTAATCGCTTTTCCTGTGTCGGTAAAAGATGATTTAAGTGCGTCCCATGCGCCTTTAAAATCACCGTGTGCGAGTTCGATTGCGGCCTCCAAAAATAGCTTCATTGGTTGCGTTGTGATTTTAACCATGTCGGCTACAAGTTGTACAGCGTTACTTACAACTTTACCACCACCGACCATTATTTTAACCCACCCCGCAGCCTCCTCTTTCATCACACGCAAATAGCGCACAATGTTGTCCGTGCTGGTAACAACTAATTTACCTTGTGCATTAAATTGGTCGCCGAATACGGCTGCATTAAATTCATCAATAAACGCAATTGCAACGTTCGTAAGTTCTTTCAATACCGGTAATACCTGACTACCGATATTTTCTTGCAAATCACTGAGCTTTTGTTGCATTGTTTCAACACGTACGCCGTATTCATTCGCCGCAGCCGTCGCCGCTCCACCAAAATTATTGCTCAGCTGGGTAAGAGCTTGGTCTAATTGGGTGGAAAAAGCGGCAGTATTATCGACGGTCACACCGTATTTTTCCATATCGACTTTTCCGCGACCTACGGTGTCGGCCATCTCATTTAATACGCGTGTGACATCTTTATTCTTTGATGCTGCTATATCCGATGCAGCTGCCACCAATTTAAACGATTGTTCAAGTGTTGCTCCCCGGTCAACCATCGTTATTATCGCTCTGCCATATTCTTCATCCGCAATACCGGTAAGGGTCTGCATCGAGTCTGCAAATTTACGTGCTTGTAAAATATTCGCATCCGTAGCAAGGCCATGACGAGTTAAAGCAGCCGTCACCTGTGTCCATACCTTTTCGCTTTCGGCTGCTGCGCCAATGGTACCAAGCAACGCTGCTTTTACCTGCCCAAATGCAGATACGACGGCATTGGCCACAATATTGCCGACCGCAATTCCTTGTGTGAATCGCGTAAAAATGCCATGACTTTTTTCAACTGTCGGCGATAGCGAACCAATGCTACGCTCCAATTTCTTGATTTCCGCATTTGCTTTAACCAAATCCGGGCCACCAAGCGCAGCAAGTTGCTTTTGTAATGCCGCAATTTTTTGAGACGCAGTTTCTTTCGCGTCAAGTATAAGTTCGTATCGTTCATTTGCCATGCGGTACGCTCTTGATTAAAGCCTGATATTTCTGTGCGTCCCTAACAGTCCGCACTTTGTCTATGCGTGCAATCTCGTTATCTATTACATCACACGCATCAACCCAAAAAGCCGGTAGATTGTAGAAACTCCGGTATGTCTCGTTCCCGGTGCCATTTATGCGCCGGTGTAAATACCACAGCCGATGCGATAATTGCGTAATGATGGAGGGTAAACACACACCATAATAATTCATTAATGCAACCCACGCTGGTGTGTCTTTACCGGTAAGTCCTCGCACCGCTTCCACAATATGCCACCAATCCTCTTGTTTTATACGCAATACAGGCATGTTTTGCCCATGTGCGGTTATAAAACCGTTCGAATCTGCGTGATTAAAACACGCACGCCGCCCGGTGCGGCATTTCTCCCCGCATTCCCCGTCGATTCCGGAATAAGCTGCACCGACGAGGAGAATCAGTTTTTTCGTTCGGTATCCGTTAAACGGCAATGGTTAATGACAGCCGCCACAATTTCCCGTAATTGCCCGATTTCTTCGATTCGTCCGAGAATCACACGAGTTTCATCGGAATAATCACCAATTTTGGTAATTACCGGAGCGATTATGTCCAATAATCGGTCAAAAGCCAAACTCGTGTCATCGGCAGAAACAATACCGATATTTCCCAGTTTGTGGACGAGTTCTTCCTTCTCGCGTACGGATAAACTGACGATGTTGATGGTGGTATCACACACCTGAACGGGATAGGTGCGGTCTTTGTTTACGAGGCGTAATGACATGATAAATCTCCTTAGAGAAATGCCCACCGCCGTAACGATGGGCATTTATTTATGGTTGTTGTTTAGGCTGCGGGCCAAGAACGGTCAATATCGTTTTGAATAACGTAAGTTAATGGCGTCCCCCACGCACCCGCCGTATAGCTTGCAAACATGCGACAAGTCAAGGATTCGGCCAGAAGCCCTTCTGCGTCGGCTTCGATTGATTCGATTTTACCGCTTATTTGCGCCGTGAATACGCCGAAATCCAAGGAAAACTGAATCAGTTCACCGGCTTTAAGGCTGATAATGGCTTCATCAGCAATCGCATCACGAAGCAAATTGATTTTGAAAGAACCACTACGATTCTTAAGGCCAAAACTTTCAAAACCAAGAGATGCGCTATGGCCGATTTTTTCAGCTTCGTGTACGGTTTCTATTTCGAATGAGCGTAATGTCAATGCGACCGGCGACGTCAATCCCACACCAATTGAAAGAGTCGCACTTTGTAAATCATTGAACATCAAAATACTCGCTCCGGTTACGGGCGTCCACGTACCGCCCGGACTTGCCACATCGTTCCCTGAACCGACACTTATCCAATCGGATTCAAAGTGGATGAAACCGTCGCGTTCACCAAAAATTTTGAGACGCGGTGCGATGCAGCTACCGACAATTTGCGAGGTATTCGTAGCCGGTTGACGACGGTACCACGTGAGAAAATGTCCAGCATCAAGAGAAAAATCTGGGTGGTCGGTGAACAAGGTAAAAGTTTTTGTGAACTCCGTATCGGCAAGTTCCACAACTTTCTGTGTGTGGGCGTAGATAATTTGGTCAACGTAACCCAAATCAAACGGGCCGCTGACGGAAAATCTAGCCGCACTGCCTTGTACAGAATGTTTGGTAACCTGCTCCACCGGATGCCGCGAACCGTGTTCTGCTGGTAATTCGTGAATCATCACATCAGGGTCAATAGTAAAAGGTTCGCAGGTAATTTCTGTTACGGCTGCGGCAGCATTTTCCGGCACACCAAATACCGTCTGCTCCTTAAAACCATAACGTCTTTGTCTTGATTCATACGTCGGCATATTTGCTCCTTCGTGGTTTATTGTCGAGTGTGATTCCGGGTAGTGCAATATCGGTTGTTTGCGTATCTTTATCTACACGTTGAACCAAATCAGCCGCAAGCAATAAGTATGCAATTGCAGTTGCAACCTCTACAACATATCCCTGTTGCAAATCACGCGCATCATCCATACTTATATGAAAACGGCGTACAAGTATGCTGATTTTCTGTTGGTTCAATTTATCCGTCTTTGCGACGGCTATTCGATTAACTTTGTGCATAAAAAGCCACCTTGTGAATGTTTATGAGAATTTCTGCTCCAGTTGTGCCGCTTGTGTCGTGCGATACACCAAACCGCACACCTACCTGAAATAACCAATACCCTTCACCTAAGTTTACATGCTGTCTTAAGAGCGTGACTATTTCATCCGTAATGGTGCGTGCAAGTATTGTATTATGCGGCCCTAACCGCCATCCGGTATGCACACGAACCATTATTTGAATCAAACGATTATCGACCATTTCATTAGCGTCAATTGCAGCATCACCTAATATTGGCTCATCAAGCACGGTTTCAACGCTAAATGATGGTATCTCCATATCAGCGGTCGCATGCTGTGAATACGTATCGTACCAACTCGGTGACGGCGACGGAACAGGAGACGGGCCTACTATCAGCAAATCGACGATTTTGGTCTGTGCTGTAACTGCGATACCCATTAAAACGCTCCTTTTGTCGCAACATATGTAATGGTAATGACAATACGTGTTGAACTATACGAGTCCGCATCTACGAGAGCCACATCCTCTTGCCCAACAACACAAATATGCTTTGCGCCAATGGTCGCAGCCAAAGAGGATGTATAAAGCAATTGCTTTACTGCGTCCAAGGTTTTTTCAATATCCCTACCTCGAACCAACAAAACTAAATCCACATCTAACTCGTACCGTACGTGTGTGGTATCTTCCACAATCGCCTCTTCCGTGCCTGCAATCAGACCAGCATAAGGGACATTTTTCCGTGCATTCTGCGGTGACAATAAAATACGGGTTGTTGTTTTTATTTCCGGCAAAGAGATTATTTGCGTTATTAAAGTATCGAGTACGCTTGTTTTAGTGTGTGCCATTATTACCTCGTAAAAATGTGTGACATATACTCCCGCAATATCCGCTTCATGAACTTTTCGTTGCGCTTAATTGCTACGTCCACGTATGGCCGCGCAGGAATATATGTTGCGTGCCCTGCACCCGTCCATCCGCCGAAATTATGAATGCGTGCATAAGCACAATCCGAACCTGTAACCAATCGCCATCCGCCGCGTACGATTTGCATTTCCCATGCCCATGAATTATATAGGGTGCCTGTTCGTTTATGCAGCATGCGACCGGCAAGATTATATTTAATACTGGTCACTAAATGCGCTCCAATTTCCGATAATGAATATGGAGCTTGACGCAGTTGTCGCAAAGCATTTTTGAGCACCGGCGAATCAAATCCGACCGGTCTTGCGTAAATGGACATTTGCAGAATCATCATCTGTTTCTTTTCTTTTTTTCTTCCTTTTAAAATATGCCATACGTGCACGTATTTCTTGGTCACGTTGATGCAATATTAAACATATGTAATGGCCGCGTCGCAACGTCGGCGGCTCCGGGCTTGGTTCTGGCGACGGCGACGGAGAAGGCGACGGTGACGGCGATGGTGACGGCGACGGTGACGGCGACGGAGAAGGCGACGGTGACGGCGATGGTGACGGTGACGGCGATGGTGACGGCGACGGTGACGGCGACGGAGAAGGCGACGGTGACGGCGATGGTGACGGCGACGGTGACGGCGACGGAGAAGGCGACGGCGACGGCGACGGTGACGGCGACGGTGACGGCGACGGAGAAGGCGACGGTGACGGCGACGGAGAAGGCGACGGCGACGGAGAAGGTGACGGCGACGGTGACGGCGACGGAGAAGGCGACGGTGACGGCGACGGCGACGGTGACGGCGACGGAGAAGGCGACGGAGAAGGCGACGGCGACGGTGACGGAGAAGGCGACGGCGACGGCGACGGAGAAGGTGACGGTGACGGCGACGGCAAAACGATGGTGTATGTGACCGCAATTGTCTGTGGGCTATTATCCGCGTTAGCGCTAGCTACTGTAATAGTACCATAATATATCCCCGCATCTTTATTGGTCGTGTTTATCGCAACCGTAATTGTCGCATTACCCTCGCCTGAGGTCGGATTTTCAATAAGCATCCAAGGTGCGTTGTCCGATACACTCCATGCAAGCGGGTCACTTCCGCTTGCAGTATTAGTTATTGTAAAGGTTTGGTCTTCCGGTAAATCTCCATTCTCTACTGCGATAAAACTTAAGGTCGATTTATTTAGTTCAATATGCGGGTTCGGGTATGTGACGCCGTAAATACATAGCGTAACTTTATTGGTCGAATTTTTTGTCCAAATATCGGGCCAATCCAGAAAGGTGTCAGCATGTACCTCAGAAACGAAATCATTGGTAGGTGCGCCGTTTGGACTAATGCGATACCAACCAAATACTTTATTACCCGGTGTTTCGCCCATTTATTATGTTGGCTCCTCGTAATCCGCAGTATCGCCAAACTGTAGTGCAAGCCAATATGTCGTATTCTGTTCTATTGGGCAATGATAAGACATATTAATAGTACGCCACGCAAATGTTGCGCCCTGTAGCAACACACCACATCCAATACTCAATAATTCATATGGTCGATTATTTGTTGCGTCATGGCTATATATCCCAACACGTATACTCACTGGCCCGCTATTATTTGGGTCACCACAATATATTTTTATTTTTTGTAGTGGGCCGTCTATCGAATCAGATACGACTTTATTACAAGAAATATATTTAGAATATTGGCTGCCCTGTGTTGCATCCGTTAAGTTGTCTTTTCCGAAATTACCATAAGACATACCTATTGTCCAATCTTATTTTGTGATGGATTATTGTTTTTTGTCGCATTGTGACGGTTAAGCGTTTCTTTAAGCTTCCCTGCAAGAAATACATAATGCGTGCGTCTTGTTGGCGGTTCCGGACTTGGTTCTGGTGACGGCGATGGTGACGGCGACGGTGACGGCGACGGAGAAGGCGACGGCGACGGCGACGGTGACGGCGACGGCGACGGTGACGGCGACGGAGAAGGCGACGGTGACGGCGACGGAGAAGGCGACGGCGACGGAGAAGGTGACGGCGACGGTGACGGCGACGGAGAAGGCGACGGCGACGGAGAAGGTGACGGCGACGGTGACGGCGACGGCGACGGCGACGGCGATGGTGACGGCGACGGTGACGGCGACGGAGAAGGCGACGGTGACGGCGACGGAGAAGGTGACGGAGCACTTACGACATCAGCATAAATGGCATGTGTAGTTCTGGCACTACTCACACTTATCCATGGATCAGCCCAAACTTCCCACCCATCTGTAACATATGTTGCTGATGAATATGTAAATATACAATAACCGTTTGCAGTATTTTGCCATTTCTGAAAATACCCACTTGCATTACTAAATTCAAAACATAACCAATACTTAGTGTTAGCCATAATGCTGGCCTTCAACGTCATGGGCGCAACTCGCCAAGCGGCAGCGGCATTCTTAGCTAATGTAAAATTGCCATAATCAAGCAGATCAAGCGGTTTATTGTTTGTCTCATCATGGCTATAAAGGCCACAATAAACAACGGTTGGGCCTTTCCCGTCGGCATCACGGCAATAAAAATATATGTTCTCTATTTCACCCTCGACACTCCTGCTATTCGTTCTAAATTGTCGAACATTCCGTGCATTTTCATTACCAGAAGATAAACCTATTAAATCAGTTTTCCCAAATGTCCCCGGCCCAAGTGCCGGAGGCTCACTCGTCTCTGCATATATGGCATGCGTAGTTTTTGCACTACTAGCATTTATCCACGGATTATCCCAACCAAGATAAGGCCTTTCTTCAGTCACAGTATCGGATGAAAAATTATTAGTATCCGAACCATCAGAAGTTTTTCTTTTTATGCTAAAGGTTTTTGAAACGCCTGAAAGAACAAAAGACAACCAATATATGGTGTCAGCAGTTATTAAAACTCGCTCGGTAACTACTGCAGAACGCCAACCAAACGCAGCATTCTGCGGCAATACAAAACTACCCCAATCGAGAAGATTAAGTGGTCGATTATTTACAGCATCGTGGCTATAGATAGCACAATAAATTCCGTATGGCCCCGCATTAAGCGGGTCCGAACAATAAAGATATAATTTCTCTAATATTCCATCAACAGAACCGCTATTAACTTTATACTGAACTATTGTCCGACTTACTTGTGTACCAGTAACTAATCCAACTATATCAGTTTTTCCAAAATTTCCGCACGCCATATTTTACCAGCCCGTCTTATATCGCATGATAGTTTTAACCGCTTGTATCGGTAGTTCGTCCTTGTAAGAGAAATTTTGTTCGCCGTCCTGTTGTGAACTAATGCCTTGCCGCTCTGCTTGGTCTACAAAATACTTAGTAATTGCATAACAAGCCCACCGCAAATCGTCCGGAAACGCGGTGTAACCGTACGAATAAGTAATGCGAATATTCTGATAGCCTTTGAAAAATTTGTGTCCTTCCGTAAAATATACGGCATTTGAACCGGGTTTAAAGGTATATGGGCAAGTAACAAGTTCGTATTCGTACCACAACGTGCCAGACCAATACTCAATTTTCGTTATCGTAACTAAAGGTGTATTATGCACGAATAATCGACCGACGCCTTTACCGTCCAAAACTTCTACAATATCGACCGGTGAAGGGCCAATCAGTTCAAAAGTGCGACCGGCTTTTGCTTCCACAACTTTCATGGCCGAAGTAATCGCTTGTTCAATCTGTGCCGTGTTTTCAATCGGACTTGGCGTGTTGTCGAAAACCTCGTATTCTTCTACGGTAATTAAGTTAGCCATGCCATACCCCATAAGAAAGACCGCACGCGGTTAAGCGTGCAGTCTTAGGTTTAAGAATAGCGGATTTAGACGTCAAGGTCGTTGGCTTTCTGCCAAAAAACCCACAACTCCGCACCAAGTGTCGCAGTAGGAGAAGGCTCATCAATGGCAAGCACGCCATCACTTACGACCGATGTTACCACAGCCAACTCGTAAAGCGCATCTTTGTCGATTTCATCGGTGCACAATACCACCAATGGCGTATCTCCGACGCGGATTGCCGCCAAAGTTGCCGATGAAGGGTCGGTGTTCGGTGATACGTCAATATTGGCAAGGCCGAACTGCAAATTGAGCGAGCTAAATGCACGTGGTCCCGACCTATCCATCCACATCACGAACAGATGTTCACCAGCCGTACTTTGGTCACACCGCACGACATTCGCTGCATAAATTATCGAATTTACCGTACGGTCAGTCCAAGCTCCTCCGGTCGCGTCATTGATGGATACGACGGAAATGAGCAAATCGGTCGTATTAATGCCTGAGCAGATAATACTGGCATTTGCACCTGCACCGACACCGACAGCCGCCTGCACAAACGGTGAATCTACCTGACGATCAGCATCACGCGCCATCCACCATACCACAATCACATCATTGGCAGACGCCGGTACGGTAATTTTTCCACCGGCAATAATAGCCGATGCCGCCGTGCGGTCAGTAGGTGCGTTTGTGGTCTGCGCCAGTTCAACGCATCCGATAATAGTATCATTCAGCGTAATGGCGGTTCCGTCCTCTGCCGCGATAGCTAAACCTACCGTATCGGAATTGCCTGCTCCGGTCACCAAAGCGAACTTGATGAGACCCGCTCTTGTCGCACGAGTCATACCACCCATAATGTTATCCTTTCTTGATGCAAAACCGCACGCGGTTAGACGTGCGGTTTAAGCAAGATTTGTCCGCACTTAGGCCGTGTGCTGAGCGTTAATCATTTCGGAAACCGGCGCAATGGAACTGGCGCAAACTTTGCCAAAATCCCAACGAGCGGTCGCCACGAACTGCTGTTGCTGCGTCATGATATTCTTGTTGAACTCAAGGGTAATGCCACGACGCTGCGCAATACGGAAGGAAGGAATATGTACACTACAAAGCGAAGTATGCTTGACATCACCAGCCGTCTGCACCCCAGCAGAATCCTGAGATTCATTGTAGAGACCGGAGACGTAAACGTCCGTGCCGTCAATGGTCGGAAGCGTACCGGAAATCATGAAAGCCAACACGCCGAGAGCATCCTCTTTAAATAATGCATTCTGCACGAGCGTGCGACCTTTGATTCCTGTCACATACAAACATTGAGTAGGGCGTAGACCGGCAATGCCCATATCTCGCTTGGCATCGGTAAAATTGACCAGTTCGAGCGAATTAACACCGGTCGTAGCTGAAGAATCCTCAATATCGCGTGAATTGCTGATACCAAGTTTGCGCAATCCTTTGAAAGCCGTCTCAACCGCATAACCCGCATACGGCGTTGAACCACCGGCGTTATCGAAATGCGTAACGGAATCGTCGCCGTTAATGAGCGCACTTTCCAGACCCTCCAACAGCGCTACCGCAAGCTCTCTGCGGATAAATTCGACCATATCAAGAATCGTATCCTCGGTCAGTTCCTCAGACGACACCAATGCGCCGATGAAAACGGTAGGCGTGAAGGTTTTGACATCAGTCGCAATATTGGTCTTGCGAGCTTCCTCTGCGTTATCCACAAGAGCTTCCCCACCCTTGTATACGACCGCCTTACCGTTCTGGAACGGGTACTTAGCGGACGAACCTTTGGGCATATTCCAAGTGAGGAACTTGGACGGAAGCATCGGCTCCACACGCAGGATTTCGTTGAACTCCGCCGACAATTCTTCCGGAAGCCATTCCGCACCATAGCCGGTATTGCCACCAGCCATAGCGCAGGAAACATCTTTGTCGAATTTCGCGGTAGCATCGACCAATTGCGTAAACAACCGCGATTTCCGGAGGCTGTACCGGTCGCGCTGTTTGAAACGGCCCATCGCATCAGCGATAATTACGGCATCATGCAGATTGCGTAAGTTGCGCAATTCGTACCCTGCTTCCATTTTGTCGTAATCAACCGGCATCTGGAACAGGCAATACGCCTTGTGCGCAATCTTCGGTAGCTTGTTGCCGTTTTCGTCGGTAAGCCAATCAAATTCGGTGATGAGGGAACGATAATCGCAATAAGCAACCTTGGTCGCGTTGTAGGCCGTCTGATTTTTGGCCGTTTCGACCTCTTTGCGAATATCCTCCACATCTTTTGACATTTTCTCAAGACGTTCAGCCAATTCTGCTTTGGTAATCAGATTGGCCGCAAACTGCGTCTGCGCCGTCTTGATTTCGGCGACCAAACCATTAAGAGACGTGTATTTGGTTTCCAAATCAGTCTGCTTGGCTACAAAAGACGTAGCATCGAACTTGTCGTTCGCATCGGGATTGGTTTCTTTCTTATCCAATGCGTTATTCCTTTCGTTTAGGTGTATTAAATTATTTGTTTGCTTTTGCAAAGCGTTTCGCACTACAAAGAGTGCGTCCGGATTTGCGCCGATATTGACGATTGAGACTTCCCGCAACTCAGCTTTGGTGACGGTGACAATTTCGGTCTCTTCGTTGAAAGACCACTCCATCGGTGCAAAAGAGATTGAGAAAGCATTCAGAACTTTCTCGCGAATCGCACGCAGAAACAAGGGATCGTTCTCTTTCCACACGCGAATATTGCCACGTATGCCTTTCTTTTTGACCGTATCAAGCACCATCACTTCACCGACCGGCGTATTTAGAATATCGTGAAAGGCAAGCACACGACCGTTAAATTTGGCGTACCCCTCATCGTGTGAAAAGGCGTCCCAACTAACGACCATGTTATGCGACGGCATATATGTTTCCGTAATGAACCAACCGGAAATGTTTATATCCCCGTCTTGCTCGTCCGTCACCGCCAATCGCGTTTCCGGATTCGTCATTGTGACGAGACCGCGTGGGTCAGTTATCTTTTCGAGGATTTCACGTCCTCGATTTGATTTCATGTGCGATTCTCCTTATCTTTGACGTTATTTAGTATGTATCATTGTTTCAATATTGTTTGTCAGACAATTTGTTATGCCGTCCATTGTCGCCACAATAAAACTCGGTAGTATTAGATGGACGTTATCTTGCGTGTGTACGGCAGCAAATAGAGAGCGAATCTCTCTGATTAGACGCGGCAAATGCCAATGGTATTTATCAGCGTTCTCCAAAAGTAATTGCGTTTGCACCAACATCTGGTCAACTATTGATTCCAGCGTAATTTGTGTGGCCTGCATAACACCTTGAAAAGCCGCATGCTTTCCATCAAAAATACGCCCAACCGCATTAAATTTGGTTACTCCACGTTCTACAATAATTTGCTGCATTACGGGCATTACGTTTTGCCGTAAAGCGCGATTCAATCCCAGCACATCAAATACTTTGTGGGCTTGATGCTCCGGGTCGCACAAGACCGACATGCAACGACCGTGTGCTGTAAGCGTTTGCACTTTATCAACTGTCAACTCGCAATATTGCCGCATAGTAGCATAAAGCGCATTTTCAACGTTCTTTTCCTCTTCCTCCGTAGGTTGAACTTCCTTGTTAACAGGCGGAGCGTTAATCTCTTCCGGTGCAGCATCCTCTGAAATGTTCAGCTGTTCTCGCACGTAAGCTGCGCTAACGATACCCTCTTTTTTGAGTTTGACAAGACGCTCAACTTGCTCGTTCGTATCGCCTTTCAAAGCCGGAACACTGCTCAAATCAAATTTGAGACAAATATCCGGGCCGAAAAAAGGCCACAAAAGCTGTTTATTAATCGCATCCTCAATGACTTTAAGGATTGGCTTAACGGTATTAAGCCAGAAATCCTTGTCCTGTGCGGCTGCATTCGCATAATTAGCGTATTCCATAACGCCACCACGAAAAGGTGGTAGACCATATACGCCAAAAATGCGCTCACGTATAGCCGACAGCAACGTTTTAAAAGCGATATCTTTGTGTTTTTGGTCGGGGTGCTCGAATTTTCCGCCATAGCGGTTGATGAATATACGGAAAGCGTTTTCCTGATTGTCAACATCGGCGTTCATTGCATCCAAAATTTGCTGGTGTTGGTCTTCCGTCAAATCATGGTCGGGCGTGAACATCAAATTGATGGTTGCGCCGTTACGGAAGAAACCGGAGTTGAAACGTGCAATATACCAGTCCATCATAATTTCTTCACGCACCGTGTTCACACGACCGATCCCCCAAAACGGGTCTCCTGCCGACATATCACGAACGTGCACAATACGATTACGGGGGTAAGTGCGTTCGGCTACGGTGTGCGCACCGAATTTATAAATATTGCGGTTGGTACTGATTTCCACCGTGCGTGGGTCACGCGGCCAGATTTCGATTCCTGCATATGGGCCGGTGTTTGCTTCAACGGTAAGAATCGCATTGCCGTCGTTCAGGAATGCTTTAACAATATAACTTACGATGTCCGACCAAGAATGTTCCATGTTTGGCGTACGGATAATTTCGTTAGCCGGATGGTCGATGTCTTCAACTTCACGTTCCACGCCGCCTACCCTCTGTATTTCTACGATGTGGACGGGTAAACTTTTCACGGCGTCATCAATCGCACGTGTAGCGATGTATACGTTGGGATTGACCTTATCGGCGTCTATGTCGTACCGCGTCTTGGGGTCACGTTGCGCCCAGTTCAACGAACCATATTTGCGCGTAATTTCAACTTGTTTTGCCCGGTCGCGCAAATCCACACGAAATTGGGTTTTTTGCTTTTTGCCGAACATGCGCAGCATCCAATCAAATATTCTCAGCATATATCGCCTTTCACGAAACAAAGCGTCTTTACCTGTGGTTCTCGCATTTTAGCATATCGCATGCGGTCTTCCTTACGAGCAAAGCGAAACCCACTACGTTGTATAAAAGACAACAGTTGTTCTGTCGTGTAGCCGAACCGCCTTTGCCATCCAATGCTGAATTCGACCACTAGTATTAAATTATCGTTCGCACCCAATAATTGCCGCAATCCATTAAGTGCCAATAATTCCGCACCTTCTATATCCAACTTAATGCCGTCAATACGCGTTTTGTTACCCGTAATCATATCGTCTAATGCGATTGCTTTTACCTTGGTGACTGTCTCTCCTTCTCGGTCGTCCACGCTGACGTAATTCCCCGCACTCATCGCAGTGCTTTTAAGGAATAAATCCTGCGTACGGTTCCACAAAGCAAATTGTATTGGTGTGATTCCACCTTGCGCCGCAGCGTTCTGTTGTAATATCTTAAAAGTGCTGCCATTCGGTTCAAAGGCAAATATATTGTGGACAGTTCGACGTTTGGTATAATGTTGTGCAATATTCAAACTCCACAATCCCACGTGCGCTCCACCGTCAATAAATACGCCGGTTACTTTACCCGCTTTGATTAACCGGTCTAAGTATTGATGGACGCATTTTCTCGCGTTATATTCGTAGTGTGGAATATTACAAGCGGTACATTTCTCGTCCGTACATTTAATCACTTAATGCGCCACCCTTTTTTCTTAGGTTGCTCTACGAGCGGTTGCACCACACCGCCTAAAATACGAGATTTCGGTTCCATATTGGGCGCAGCACTTGTGCGTTGTTTGCGCCAGCTTGTTCCCAAGGAAACGCTGTTGCTCATACCGGACACCAATTTAGCTAAAAAACGGTATCCACTGGCATGAAAGAAATGGTCAACGCCTTTCGTCCACACCGCACGTCCACCGGCGTCCGTAGTGCGGGCCGGTACAATCATTTGTTTGGCATAAGCACCACCAACACATGCAATATAATCAGCCGGTATTCTCGTTTTGTGATTTTTTACCGACATTGCCATAAGGTCAAGTATTTCCGTGCGATTCGTCTCCAGTACTTGCTCTTCGTGATTGATGTTAAAAATCGTTTTAATTTGGTCTTTCGGTCGGTAGTAGCACATCCACCGGCGTCCATCTGCAGCCACAAAATCACGCGTCTCCGCGTATCCACCACCTTGTGCGTCAATGACGGTACAAATCACATTATAGGTTTGCTCCAGAGCGGCCACTTCTGCCTGCGTTCGCACGTTGGCATAGTGAATGTCGTAAATTACGCCGTCGATTACGACGCTGACCACGCATGTATAATGCTTTCCTTGGTCTACACCCATTATAGCACGATAAGTGTTGGGGTCGTAGTCTTTGATGCGGTCGTACACAGCTTTTTGCAGAAGGTCACGTGTGATTTTGAAATCAGACCGCTCGTATACGGCAGCCAAATAATTGTTATGAAAATTCTCTAATGCGGTCGGATTATTCTGCGCTCGAATGAATTTACGGAACATGTAAATAATGTCATTCGGTGATTTGTGTTTCTCCACAAACAGACGCGATACCCGGTACCCGCTTATGGTGCTACCGGAATTTGCCGCAATCCACTGACCTGCGCCACACCGGTCGAAATCCTTACCGCATTGCAAACAAATCGGTCGTCCAGCCGGATGCCGTAACTTCCATTTCCCATCCTCTTCAACGACAAAATGCTCGTACCAATCTAGTGTTTGTTCATGCCCGCAGTGTTCACACACCACATTCCAGTCCTTTTGGTCGGACAATAACCATTCACCATGAATACCCACGCCGTCTCGCGTCGGGTTACCGAATTTCCAGATTATCGCATCAGGAGCGTTCTCCACACGGTCGTATGCATACCACAGATTTTCTTCATCGAGCAAATCGTATTCGTCCATCATCAGCACTTCGCACGGAAACTCGAAGAAATCCGAACGCACGTTGGAGCCGACGAATTTCCAGCCCATGCCGAATATTGATTTGTAGACATTGCTGTCGGCTTCGGCCAGACCAGCTTTAATGGCCTTATCGTATAGCGGGCTGCGTTCTTTCAGGCGATTTATGCGGTCGGATACGAATGTTTTCCGGTGTTCTTTCGACGGAAGAATATACATGCCGCGTTTGCCTTGGTGGGCAAAGGTGAACATGGCGCACAGCGCATGCTCCGTCATATGCACCTGCGAACATTTGACGATGACGAGTTCGCGGCTATTGTCCATATATATCTGCCGTAACCACTCTTTATCGGAAAACGTCAGTGGTTCGCCCTTGGTCGTTTTATGGTGCACTAATGCCATAAACAAACGCGGGTACCGGTCGGCTATAATTGCCAGGGGTTCTTGTCCGGTCGTACCGAGCATTAGATACCGGCTTTCCACCCAAAAAGATTCGCTGTTCCCAACACGGCTTCGTGTGATAGTTTAACGAAGAATATCAATGATTTTCCCCTTACCACAAAAAGAGGTTGCGGTTTATAGAATGCCTCTTTGAGCGCGCTCTCCGCAATTACCCATTCGCCATATTCGGCATGACAGCCCATAATACCGTTTTCCTGCTTAATCGTAACCGGCGTCAACATAACACAGGTCGAATCGCTGATATCGCATAACGCAACCGCTTGTAAATCAAGCAAGGTGTCGGTACAATAAACGTACAGAAAGCGAAAATATACGCTATCGCTATCGTAAGGACGGTACAACTCACAACGCAGATTCGATGTTTCCACAAGAGTTACGATTATGGCGTTGGTGGTTGTTATGCTCTGCACGTTCGGCTTGTTGGCTGCCGGTATTGCACAACCAAAAATAAGAAAGCCGCACAGCATCAATGTGACAATATTGCGTTTCATAAACCACTCCAAAATTTAAGCAGAGCGGCCACATTACGCAACCGCCCTGCCCGGACGAGTAAGGCTACCCGGAAAAATCGCTCAAGCTTTATGCGTATCGCCCCACTTGTTGGGCGTATAAGCTACGTTACTGATCTGCCGCACCATCTTGCCGCCGCAATCACCACACACCAACGTGCGGTCGCGGTCGTTTACGTTTCGCAATTCCTCTTTGTCGGAACCGCAATCTTCGCATACGTAGGTAAATATCGGCATTGTTTTAGCCCTCAGGCATCTTGTTGGGGTCGAGGATGCCTTCCTCCACAAGTTTATTGACCTGACAAGGCGTAAGTCCACGCCGTTGTGCCCATTCAATGAGCAAAGCATGTTTCTTATCCCACGCGCTTTCACACACCGCACGGCGTTGTGCGGCACCGGGATATTCGCGATTCATCACACCATTACTCATGCAACGGCTAATGAATTTGTCTTTGGTTTCGCCCTTATGCGGTGATGGAATTGGCATTTTTCCGCTCCGCTATCGCTTTAGCCGTCTGCTTCCATTCATTCAACCATACCTGCGCCTGTCGGCCACACCGACGCCGTTGCTCTCTGTTGAGTTTTTGGTCGTGCGACGCTGCGTACAAAGCTTCGTATTGATGGTGCGCATGATACGGGCATTCTGCGATTTGCTCCATGACACGCGGTCGTTTTTTGAGGAACATCGGCGCATAACAACGTGGACAAACTTCAACGGGCGTAAATACAGCGGAACGCGGCACAATCAGCGTTTCACCATCGGTCACACGCCGAACGACGATTTGGTCAAGATGCTCCGGCACATCACCCATAACACGGAACGCAGCACCGGGGTCATTCACGAAACCGAGCACGTTAAACGGCACGTTGCCTTTTATTGTGGATGTAATCAGCATTTGTCACCTTTTGGCGTGGATGCCGGTATGATACTAGGCCGATGCGGTGACGGAATTGGGTCACCATCGTGTGATTCGTATTCCGGTCTTGGTGTGCTAGTTGGTTGTCCGTGCCATTTGGGTTGACAATCAACACACCCCCCAGCGCATCCTAAGCGCAGAGGGCGTCGCACGCCTGCGCACTTGGCGGCATATTCCATCAATCCTTGACCAAGTTCGGTTTTTTCGCGTTTGTCGCCGTCTTTTTCAGGGCCGACGTAGTTGCCGTTCTCGTCACGGTCGCTTGCACAATCGGCGTGCGTCGCATACATTGACCATCCGGCATAAAGCGTCACATACCATAGCGAAATCTGCAACGTCACATATTGCGGATGAAGCGACAGCGTAAAATCCAAGTCACGCTCGTCATATCCTTCAATACCGATATCGTAAGCGAACTGCCCACACCACAATACACGTGTTTCCGCCTCAACGCTGATGCGGCGTTGTATTGGATGCACGACGGCGATAAACGCCGCCACAAAGAAAAGAATAATCCACGTCATTTCACTTCGTCCTGTTTGTTAGTTTTACGTGTGATTATTTTAAATACCAGTTCGTACGCAGGAAAGGTAATCACACGGTAACCTACCCACGCCAGAGAAAAACCGATGTCGCCGGTGTAAACGCACAACGACAACACGCCAAGTGCTTCCCACAATATGCCTTTGAGGAATGACCTGCGTGAAATCATCATGCGCCGCCGTTGGTTAAACGGTTAAGCGCAGCCACCAACTTGTGCATAAGCGCCGTCAACGACTTGATGCGTAAACCCTCGCGTACGTGCACTTGGTTGCTTTCTTCGAGTTTGAGCATCAGCGCGTCGATTTTGGCGTCAAGCGCGGCCTGTTTAATACGGTCGGTATTCGTCCAATCCATTAGGTCTTCCACAACCGCTTTATTTCACGGTCAAACGCGCGCAGCAAAGACGGCCCTTGCAAGCGCGACAACCGCTTAGCCGTGCTCGATATGCGCAACTTGCTCAACCAATCGGACGCCGCAACCAATGACGCATATATCGAACCCGGATGCTGCGCCGCAATGTCCCGCATTGAAACAAAAGCGTGCTTGGTGTGGATTTTCGCAACCGGTCTTTGCCGACCGGTGCCACGCCAGAATAAATCTTTTCGCATCATATTCTCGTCCTTGTTTTGTTTACATTTTCAAGCGAATGTAAACGGATTTAATCACACGTTGGCGTGCGACGCCCTCTGCGCTTATCTTTTCACCGAGGGTGAAATGTCCTTAACTTGAACGAGTGCACGGTTTATGACGTCGCACGGCAGCGTGTGACAAAGTTGGCACGAAAATTGCTGTGGTCTGACGAATGCCCACGCCATAAGCACATTTCGTGCCAAGTTGAGCGTGAAATTTCGGCATGACGCTTTCAACGTAGCACAAAACGTGCCAGAATTACGCTGTTCAACCGTAGCGCACATACAGGGAACGCGCCCATACGTGGAGCCGCAAGACCATATCGACTGGCTGCGCCGCCGTTCCACGCCGGAAAGCCGTTCCACGTAGGAGCCGCAAGACCATATCGACTGGCTGCGCCGCCGTTCCACGCAGCACAAAACGTGCCAAGTTGAGCGTAAATTTTCGGCATGAAAATTGCTGTGGTTAAAACCCATGCTCCACGCCGTAAGCACAAAGCGTGCCAAGTTGAGCGTGAAATTTCGGCATGGCGTTTTCAGCGTAGCACAAAGCGTGCCAAAACTATGCTGTTCAATCGTAACACATGGGCGTCACCCCATGCTCAAAGCGTGCACATCAGCAAATAGCGTGCCAAGTGAATTTTCCAAAGAACGCGACCCCGGACGCTCAACGCGTACGAGGCCTTTTCTACCCTTTTTACGGCGACGAACGGAAAATTGTGCAGAGCGACCTAAGTTTTTGACGGCCCTTGGTGTTCAAATTTTGAACAATTTTTCTGTTCAAATTTTGAACAATTTCTGCCAATATCGCATTTGTTTGCACATTTTTCCCTGTCGGTTGCATACTTGGGCCGGTAAACATGCCCGACAAAGCCCGACGTGCGCGTCGGAATGCCCGTCGGAAAGGTGTATATTAATACACATTTTAAAAAATCCGACGCCCGGAAGCTCATTGTGGGAAACAACTTTCGGGCGTCGGAATGCAGACGGCGTCGGAAGCCGGGGAATATAACTCCGACACCTATATTCCTTCGAGCGGAAGTTATTTCGTCCGTTGAGCTTCCGGACGGTTATTTAAAGCATTACTTTAAGCCGACGCCGAAAGTTATTTCCTCGCTTCAATGTCGGAGCGTCGGCCATGTCGGCGTGGGTATGGGTCGGGGGATTCCGACAAATCCGACCGATATTCCTATCGGAGCGCCGTATTGCAAATCGTTGCATATATGCCATATTGGCAGAACGGTCGGCCATGGTGGCAGGTGTTCAAATATTGAACATATGAACGGTTGCTGTGTTCAAATATTGAACAGCCCCTCCGAGCCTCCCCCTTGCCTTCAAGGCGGTCTAAGGCCGGTCGATACCTCAGAACGCGCTCGAAACCCAGGGCGACCCCTCGTCTGGTCTTCGCCGGGTATCGGTGGCGTACGCGGCGATATTCGCTCCGGGCGTCGGCGTGGGTGTGGGTTTTCTCCCCCTCTTATTTGTCGGGCGACCGGACGTGAAGCCGCGTCGGACGGGCTTTTCCGGGCCGTATGGTGGCGATGCCTATACATTGCGGGGTTTTCCCCATAAATTTGCCGATATTTTGCTACGCCTTGCAGGGTCGAAATCAGGCCGACCACAACCGCTTGTATTTTTCCGGGCCACGACCCCTACCGGTGGGTTTTGGCATCATCTGGCACGCACCTTGCTATATATCTTATTGACACCGACGAAAAGCAAGCACGCGCTCTTTGAAATCTGAATCCCGACCTTCGAATCTTTTGTCGATAGAGAGGAGATTTAAAATGAAACCGAAACCCCCGAAAATGCAAGCTTTACGTGATGGGCTGGAAATGCCTGTTGGTTATGCCGACGTAAAACGATTTTACGCCGTATTGCGATTATACACCGACGCGGGTCAGCGTGATTTTTCAGCTTTGATGACCAAGATACGTGAAGCCTACCCGGAAATTGATTTCGAATCTTTTCAATAGAGAGGAGCTTTAGCCATGTTGAATAGCGAGGATTTTGAACCGGAATCGACGCAGGAATGTGTCGCTTGTCATATACGGAAGCCTTTGCAGGATTTCGATTTCGACGGCCAGACGGAAAACGGCAGACGGTACCGGTGTATCGAATGCGACGACA